GGATCAGGTATTGCTGCTAGAGCCAGGCTTCCTGCGATTGCACTTTTGCCTAAACTAAGCTTGCCACCAGCTCCTAAAAGGCCTTCTGTTGCTCCGTATTTACCTGGACCAGATGCTGCTTGACCCATTAAATAATTACCTATATTGGGCATAATATTGCCCCATTGAAATCCTGTTGTACCAGCAGCTCCTCTTGCCAAACCAGGAAGTCCTCTACCAAAAAATGTACCACCACCTAAACCATACATAGTAGCACCTAATAATGCAGCCTTGCCCAGAGGGCTTTTCATAATTTGTTTAACGGGTCTGGTAACTGCTTTAACTGCTTTTCTAACTAGGCTTCCAAGGCCATAGTGTTGTCTAGGTATGTTCATTCTTGATATTGCCATAATGTTTGTTAATTGTTAAAGGCAGGGATTTCACCTGAAAGTATACTATTACTTGTTTTTTATAAGTAAATCAAGTTACATCTCTAGGCTTAATCTCTAAAGCCGAGAGTACAACATGAAGTCTATTTGCAGTAGCTGCAGTCACCTTAATTACTTCGCTCTCCTTAGCGACTAGTGGTGCTGACAGCAGTTCTGAGGTTCCGCTTGCAGATATTGATTTAACGTTAAAAAGACTGAAAACAGCATCGTCTGTATCGGTTATTGTAATTGTTATAGTGTCTCCACTACCTGAATCATCTGATACCAGAATAGATTTAATAACGGCAGTTGCATAAGCAGGCACTGTATATAGTGTCGTCGCACTTGTGCTCGTTAAATCTACTTTTTTATTTACGAAACTATTTGCCATTATGCTAAAAAGAAAGCTTCTGCTTCCGCCTCATCTTTTAAATCTTGTTGAAAAGAAGTATTTAATTTTTGTATTACACCATCCACATCTCTAACAAATGATTGTTGTATTTGTTGATCATATTTAGGTAGTGGTTGTGTTAATGATTGTACGATTCTAGCCATTACCTTCTCCCGTCTGGTTGTATATCTAATCTAAAAGTTCCAATTTTCCAGTGTTGTCCAATACCATCATTAGATATTTTTAAAGCGACCGCTCTTCCTCTTGCACGGGTGTCTATTTTAGTTGTTGATGTTGTAGCTGTAAAAGGACCTAAAGATGAACTTGCTTGTGAATCTGAAGGATAATTTTTTAAGTTTAATGTAACGATTGCATTTCCAGTTTGACTTAAAAAGTCTGGAAGTATTCTTCTAACTTTCATTATAAATTCACCATCTCCATCTAATCCTTTATGGTCTAAATCAAAATCTCCTGTTTGAATGTTTGCAGCAATAGCCGAAGCAGTCCCTGCTTTAATTTGATTGACCCCTGTTTCATGTTCATAGTAAATAGTAACACCATCCGTATTACCAACGGTTGTGTCACTGGTTGCACTTGAATCATATTCTGTTCCATGAGGTTTACCAAATATATGTGAATCGGACCAAGAACTTCTTGCAAGTGAACCTGTCGTCCATACAGGTCTATCTTCCGTTGAATCCATATAGTTATAAGTAACCGATCTATTATTAGATGACGCCCCACTTCCAGGGTAGAACCATGTAACTTCACCAAACAAATTATTTAATCCTGCACAAACATGTTGTTTTGGAACAGTTGCTAAATCATCATAAACATAATCTTCAACCAGGCATGGTAAAGATTCTAGTTTACCAGTATATCTAAAGAAACCATTTTCTGACATCCAGTAGGCTGATCCATCAACCTCAACGGCTGCATTTTGTCCAATCAATCCACAGTTAGTGCCCACCTGTTGAAATGAGAAAGTAAAAGGTGGACCCACGAATCTCATAATAAATAAAGAAGTATCCGTCCAAATGTAAATTGCATCCCGACCTCTTATAGCTCCGACAATTCTTGTACCATCTGCAAGTCTTTGTGTACCAGCAGTATTAGTTGAAGTTGGAGTCCAAGTAGTTAATGATTCTTGTGAAGACCATCTGATGAACATATCGTCCTGTGTTGATGTCGTACCAATTGTAGTTTCTGTTCCAAAACAAATTAAGTGTCTGTCGGGTGTAGAAACTAAGGTAAATTGTGAGGCTGTTGGTGCTCCACTTATAATTGTTGCTCTAGTATCAGTTGCTCCCGTTGCATTAGAATTCCATTCAAAAGTAGAACCATCTGCAATGGTTGCAATAAGTTTATTTCCATAATTATCAAGATGCCATAATCCAGGTGCAGTTACAAGGTCACCTGTTTGTGATGCACCCCATTTCGTATAATCTGATGCATCATAAATTGTTGCTCCATCACTATGTGATGCAGCAGTTGTGTTATCTGATCCTCTAGTTAATCCTGATAAAGTTCCTGTACCTGTAGTGTTGGATGTATAAGCAATTCTTTCATCATCTATTACTACAGTTCCTGAAGCGGGAAAAGCATCTGAAGCGGCTAATACAATACTAGATGATCCTGAAGTTAATGCGCCGTCCAAAGTTGAAAAAGCTTCACCTGCAACATTACCTCCCCATAAACCTAGTCCCCAACCAGCTGTTGCTTCTTCGACCGCAGGTCCTATTGAATAAAAATGTTGAACTCTTATTCCACCAGAAGTAGATGCTCCTGATCCAGATTCTGCTGATCCCATTTCAATAGTAAGTGTCGTAGAGGTTGGAACCGTTGTCACCATAAAATTAGTGTCATCAAAATCACCAGAACCAAAATCAGAATCAGTGATAGTAGAAAAATTATCTAAACGAATAATATCATACTTAGAAATATTATGATCAGATGCAAAAGTTATTGTAACCGTTGCATCACCGTTCGTTGTTGTAAAAGCGTTGGTTAAAGTTGTTGTAGCCTTAATAGGAGTAATGTCATAAAATGCTCCTCCTGAATATACATATAAAAATCTGTTTGTGCCTAATGCTGCATATTTAATACCGCTTGAATTAACAAAATGATGTAGTGCTGTGTTTCTTCCTGTAAGAGTGTTATCCCCTAATTGAGCCCAACCACCTACTTTCTCAGGTGTGCCATATCTAAAACGAACATAGTCTCCTGATACCCATTGACCCTCGCCACCAGTAGCTGTGACCTGTTTATTAAACCCTGGTGCAATTTTAATTTTTTGCAACATTTTATTTACTAACTATTTTTATGCTAAATAACTTGCAGCAGCAGCTATGGCAGAGTTTGAAGCAGTCATGTCTTCATCTCCCCAATCAGCTTTTGCCACCATCAATTCTAAATGCTCTTTGTTTCTTGATACACAATCATTTTTTTCATCAGTAGTATGAGTAGTCATTTCTGTTCCACCAATAATACCATTGATTAAATCTACTGAATGACCCATAGCTGTGTAATCTTGAGCTTTTTGTTCAACTGTTCTTGACATATTTTCTCCTTATTCTGTTGCACACGCAACTTGTCTATTTTTATCTATTTTTTTATATTTATCAATAACTAATTTAGGTTCTATCATACTGTTCCTAGGATCGCCATCAATAAATTTTGTTTCATCCCACTTATTACCCATATGGAAATGTAAATTTGTATTATGAGAGTAGCCAAATTGTGTCCATCTGGTGCTACCCCATACTACAACACCATGCTTTTCTGCTGATGCTGAAAAATGCTGTAGGCAACTATCTATACTTATAAAGCCTTCGGCACCTTTTAATAATTCATGTATTTGTGACCAATGTAAATCACATCTAATAGTGCCTATAAAATGTGGTTCGTTAGGTAAAACACAATTAATAATAGTTGTGTCTTTATATTCTTCTAACAACATATTAACTACTTGTTGAGCCAAAAAATGTGGATAGTTTCTATTTGGATTAATGTTTGTATATTGAACATTATCTCCATAAGTCCATTTAGCTTGACCACCAGAAAATTGAATTAAAATATATTTATTAATATTATTTTTATCCAACCATTTCTTTACAGCTTCCTCATGATGACCTGTATAAAGTTTAGGTTTTAAGTTTTTATTAAATTTAACTCCATGATGCTCACAATAACTTTCAATTAAATGTTGCTTACCAAACTGAAAATTAGATTTATAAGGTTCACAATAATAAATATTATCTGAAGCCATTATTCTTTTATCTTGAATTGGTAAAGTTTGTTCTAAAACTAATTTAATATCTGGATTATTTGCAAAACAATCTATGTAAGGTGTATGAATTTGTATTTCAGATTTTTTTCTTAACTCTGGTATTAGTGCTGAAAAGGCAACACATTTTCCTATGCCTCCTTCAACAACGTATGTATTTAACATTAATTGTTTTTTTTTAATTCTTCTATTTCTGCTGATAATTCTTTAATTGCATTGACTAATACTGGTACTAAATGAGCAGTAGTTAGTTTTAAATTTTCTTTATCTTCGTCATTTATAATAACATTAT